GCATGCTAAGACTACCAGGTAAAAGTCGTGGAGCAGACGAAGAAGAAAAAGTAGCAAAAGAAAATAATATCCCTATCTATTTTTCATTGAAAGATTTATGTGCACACTATGGCATAAAGTATGTCAGAGATGAAAGATTGAATGAAATAGAAGATAGAGTAAACGGTACAAATTTATGAAAAAGGGAAGCGAATTAATATCAGAAGAACGTGAAGAACAGATTGTAAAACACAATTGGAATCTTCAGAATGATGAAGACTATAAACAAGGCGAGCTTATTAAAGCCGCTTTGTTCTGCATAGATCAACAAATATTTGAATGGCCATGGCAATGGACTACTAAATTCAGAGAAAAGATAGTCAACAAAACTAAAATTGAACAATTAACAGTTGCTGGAGCACTTATTGCTGCAGAAATAGATAGACTGCAAAATGAACAAAAATAAAGTTTTGCTTACAGATTTTAATTCAACACGATGGTATAACGTGAATGAAGAATCTGTTAATACTGCAATAGATAAATTCTTAAATAGAGAAAATAGTCTATGTATTGGTGAATTAGGACATCCAGACACTTGTGAAATACACTTAGGTAATGCTACACATGCAATAACTGATATTTCATCAGAAGACATGAAAATATTCGGTCACATAGAGTTTTTGAACAGTGAAAAGGGCAAATTAGCAAATGAACTGTTTAATAGTAATCTATGTGAATTGGGTATACGAGCAGTTGGCATAACAAATGTCCATGAAACAATCATACACGATATCATATCTTGGGACTTGATACCTTCTAGTCATACATACAAAGGAATTGATACATGCCCATCATATATCAAAAGATGGAAAGAACAGACTCGTTTCTTATCTTCAACAACAAAGATAATAGAAAATGAATTTTTTCAGAAAATTCTAGCTATGGGTAAAGAAGCAATTCCATTCATCTTAGATGACATCGAAAAGTCACCTTCTACATTAGTATGGGCATTGAACATTATAAATGACCGCAAAATAAGTGAAGATGATATAACTATAGAAGAAGCATGCAGAATGTGGTTAGAAAAATATAGAACTAAGTCACTTACTGATTTTATCAATATTCTATGAAATTTACTAAATCAGATATAAAAGATCAAGAACTTCTTACTAGACTAATAAAAGAAGAAGCTGATAGAATTTTCAATTCTCCTTCTGCTAGAAAAGAACGTTCTTACGATCAAGTATTCGAATCTTGTTCTAAAGGTAAAGTTGCTGAATTATACATGGTAGAATCAGGTGAATATGAATTTGCAGATCTACGATGGCACGATCTAAAAAAGGATGGTGAATATTATGAAGTGAAATCGTACAATGTAAAAGACTGGGGAGCACCATGGATAGCTTCAGATCTGAAACGATACAAAGAAGCCACATGGTGTAAAGCTACACAGTATATGCTATTCTCATGCATAAATGGTGAATATGAGCTGCTTGGAATACGTAAGATAAAATGATACACTCTGTACACACTTAATATATAGAATAAATAATAAGGAAATGATAACAGAAAAAAGTGGATTTAATCATAAGTATAATACTGACGATGTACTAATTAGAACAATCATAGTTGGTCTTATCAATTCACTGAATGGTAAGATTTCTATCAATAATATAGAGTCTGATACTGTTACTAATGTGATTCAGGTACCCTTTTATTATGCATTTTCAGGCGATGAACGTTTTATACAAGACTATTTCATAGATTGGGGTGACTGTAAACCCAACATGATAGAAGGAAATTACGATCCAATTCCAAGAGGTTCATTATCATTAACTGGCACTTCAGTCCTATCTGGTCAAATGACTAGTAGATTCGTTAGAGGATTCTATACAAAAGAAGAAGAGGGTCAACTTAACAGATATAATTCATACTTGAATTCTATACCATTGAGCATGAACTTTACAGTGACAGTCTTAGTAGATTCAGTCATTGATTCATTTAAGATTACACAAGAGCTTATCAAAATATTCTACAAGACTCTAGTTTATAGAGTAAATTATGGTGGTACAGTAGTACCAGTTCAAGTAGGATTTCCAGAGTCATATACGAATACAAAGTTGTTCGATTATACGTACGGCGAAAATAGCAGAACTACTATAACTTTCGATCTAGAATTAGAAACCTTTTATCCTATCTTCGATCCAAAACAAGAGATGCACGCACAATCTACAATTCAACATACACAGATTAATGTAAGCACTGTAAGCACATCTCCTACAGACTTAGGGAATCCATTAGACTTGACACAACAATCTTTAGATAATCAAATAGTAAATGATGGAGTTACTTTTACTACTCCATCTACAGAATCTTCTACTATTCTATCACAGAATCAAAAATTCGGTGAAGGATATTGGGAGTAAGTTATATGTGTACGAAAGTTATATATATTCAATAGATTATGTACAACTCAAAAAACTAAATAGAAATGAAACACCTAGAAGATTTTACCTGGGATCAGCTATATTCTTTTAGATATGATTTATATCCTCATAGATTGGTAGTAATTTCACCGTTGAAAAATGATGAAGTGAAAGTACACTTTAAAGAGTATCTAAAAAATACGTCTAATTTTGACTCATTTGAGAATTATTTACAGTCGCAAGATATTCCGGCTATGACTGCAATATTCTATGGAGATAATCTCCCTTTAAGAAAAAATGAAATTTTCTCACAAATTGCAACAATGGGAGATAGGATGAGAATGTACACATCTATGCTTTTATGATGCACACAATAATATATAGACAAAATAACGAAATAAAAAATGCTTAATTTGAACAAACGAGTAAACAAACTCTTAGAGAAAACAACATCACTAGAGTGCAAAAATGTTTGTAAAGAAGTTCTTGAAACATACACTTCTGTACCCGAAGAACAATTGACTAAAGCTATAGTAGAAAAATTGAAGAACATCAAGGATGCAGATAAGCATGTTACTAGATTTATTCAAACTGCTGATAAGTATGAAGGAGTAAAGAATCTTGGTATAGCACAAGCTATATCACACATAAGAGAATCACAAGCTTATCATTATCCAACTTTAAGATACACGTTGGATAAATTTGAAAGATATGTGGTAGAAAACATTTCTCAGGATTATCTTATCATTGAAGACTTTATGATTGCATTAGGCAATTTCACATGGGACAATAATGTTAGCGAATCTTTAAAGACATTAAAAGAAAATTTCGAAGCCCGTAAAGAAAGTGTTCTACTTTCTAAAGCTATATATGAGCTTAATCAGGGAAAGGGTAATTTCTTATACGAAGCTACTGTTGAAAAATTAGAAAATCACTTTGAAGACCCTACTTCTTCTTCTAGAAGTAACGTTATTGATACACTTTCTAAATTCACTTTCCACAGTGGTGCTAAAAAATTGCTAGAAAGCTTAAAGAAAGTACAAACTTCATCAAATGGTAGTTTACAACTTATAGCTGAAAATGGTAATTCAGATTTACAGACAGTATATTCTCCAATTCTTTTAGAAAATGGAAAAGAATACTTCACTATTAAAGGTGATGTATACAAGAAAGTAGGTTCTGTGGTAGAAAAAGTAGGACAAGAAGAATTTTCTACATTATCGGAAAATATTAAACGTTCTTACGGTATCATTAATTCTCCACATTTCTTCGTAAAAGAAGGGAAAGCATCTTTCTATGTAGGTAGAAATAAAGTTGAAATTTTCGAAAACGAAAACAAAACCGTAGTAAAATTCAACGGTAAAAATGTACCAGCTACCAACATAGCAAAAAGTTTAGTATCAACTGGAATGTTCAGATTGGATGAAGCAAAAATTGCATCAGATATCCAATTCGTAACTGACATGTTCGAAAACTTCTATGAAATTGATTTCGCCAAAGTTATCTCATCAAAAAGATATGTAGGTTCTTATGTAACACTCATGAAAGTTGATGAACAAATTTACTTGAACAAAGTAAATGATTCTATGATGACTAATGAATTCTATACTGGAATCAACGTAACACAAGCAAGAGATATTATTCTAGAATTTTTAGGATACGATATAACTGAATCTTTGGCAGAATATATTGAAAAAGATAAAGCTGCAATCTTCGGTATCAAGAAACAACAAACTGAACTTTTGAAAAATATGTCTATTTTAGAAGCTGAAATGTCTAAAATAGAAGGTGTTAAAAAAGATCCATTCTTAGGAGCATCTGCTCAGGTTAAACAGTTAGAAGAAACTTTAACTACACAACTTTCTAAACTAAGAAATGATTACAGAAGTCTTTCTGAAGAATTAAAGAAATTTGAATCTGCCGTATCAGATGCTGGTGTTTCACCAGGAGATGATGTAAAACTGAAATCAGGAGAACAAGCTACTGTACAATCAGTTGATAGTAGCAATAAAAAAGTTACAGTAGTAACTTCTGCTGGTACTACAAAAACTATTTCTGTTACAGAATTAGATTCTCTTGAAGATGAAAAGAAACAAGCATTTGATAAAAATGAAAAGGTAGGAGATAAACTTCAAGAAGAAGAATTGCTTCCACAAGAAGCTCTTGTATCTAAAGAAACTGAAGATGCACCTACTGCTACAGCTATTGATCCAGAAGAAGAAGGAGAACCTTCTTACGTAAAAGCTACAATATCTGATGATCAAGAAGGACCATATGCAGGTAAAGAAGTAAATGTTTTAGCTTCTGACTATACATCAAAAGGAGATGATGAATTGATACAGGTTGAATGTGATGGTGAACTAGCATTTGTAGAAAAAAGAAATGTAAAAGTAAACGAACTCGAAGAAGAAGAAAATTTGACTATCGATTTTGATGCTGAAGCACCTACAGATAAAAAGAAAACTGAAACTGTTGAAAAGTCACCTGAGTCTGAAGAAGAACCAGCTGCTGAAGAAGAACCAGCTACAGAAGAAGAACCTGAAGAAGAACCAGAACCTGAAGAAGAACCAGAATCTGAAGAAACAGAAGAGGAAGAAGAACCAACTCCAGATACAATTAAAGCTAAACTTGCAAAAGCACTTGACTCACTAGAAAAAATTCGTGACGATATGAATGCAGTTTTTACTTCAAATGAAAGTATCAACGGAACAATCAGTGGTGTTAAAGGACTTTTAGATGCTATGAATGCAGATTTAAATGAAGCTTCATCAGAAGCTAAAGCTGCACTGAAAGAAGTAAAAGCAAACATCGGAGAAGTAAGTTTCACTGAAATCATAAAAGAAATTAAAACTCTTAAGAAATCACACAAAATCAGTGATGATGATGAAGACTATAATGGAGTACTTAACGCAATTTATGATGCATATCCTAAAGAAGTTAAGAAAGTAATGGAATCTAAAGATAAACCAGAACTAGACTAATATTTAATATATTTCATGAAAAGCCTGAGTGATTAATTTCATTCAGGCTTTTTGTTGTTAGAACTAATAACAGCTAGCCATATAAATACTATAAATTCTCTACTACTAATAATAGTTCAGAATAACTAATATCATTTACTAAAATGGCCAAATACTGTGACAATAAAGAATTGTTAGCTGAGATTATAAAATCTAAAGAAGCCGGAGTACTAACTCCTAGAGCTGTTGAATTACTAATGAGAATGGCGAATGAAATTTCGAAAGTCTTTAAGTACAAATATGAAGATGATAGACAAGATTGTATATCATATGCGATAGAAGATTGCATAAAATACTGGCGCAGTTTTGATCCCACTAAATCATCAAATGCTTTTGCATATTATACACAGATGTGTAAAAATGGTATGGCAAAAGGCTGGAGAGACCTCTATCCAGTTAAATCTTCAATGAAAGTTTCGATATCTGAAACAGATGGTGTACATAATTTTTGATTATGGGAAGAAGCTTAAACATAAAAAATTTAGTCCCTCGTAAAAATGCTGCTACGAAACAGGGCTATTACAAGATCATATACCCAGAAAAATATGTTGGAGATTACTCTAAGATAATATTTAGATCTAGCTGGGAACAGAAATTTGCTACCTTTTGCGATATAAATGCACAAGTAGTAAAATGGTCATCGGAGTCTATTCAGATTCCATACTTACATCCTATCCAAAATAAAACTTGCATATATAACTTAGACTTCTATATGAAAGTAAGACAAGCTGACGGTACATTTACTGAATTCATCATAGAAGTGAAACCGTCAAAGAAGCTTGAAAAACCAACACTCCCTACTAGCAGACTAACGGAAAAACGTATTTTAGCCCATAATGAACAAATGAAAGAATATGCTATAAATATGCATAAATTTCAAACTGCTAAGAAATGGGCTGAAGATAGAGGCTGGCAATTTATGATAGTAACAGAAAAATTCTTATATGGAAACCAATAAAGTGTACAATCTAGAAAAGCTTATAGAAACTATAAAAAATTTAGATACTGAATTTTCTAAAGTCTATAGAAAGGAGAAAATCTCGATTAACAAATTGAAAACTGCAGACTATTTCTTGAATATTCTGAAAGAAAATGAAACTACTCAGCCTCTAGAAAAAGGAAACATCTACATTTTTACATACGGAGCAAATGCAAAAGATACAGATAAATGGCATAGATTATGCATAACTTATGTTTTAGAAGTTAAAGCTGATGCATTTATAGGATTCAATCTTCTCTATTTTAATGAAAAGACTATGCATGATTTTCTGAAGCATGATAATGTAGCATCTTTGTCTACATCATTCATGATTCATACTAGAAAAGAATATTTCAATTCGTATATTCTAAAGTGTGGTAAAATTGAAAAAGAGGACTGGGGTAAACTGCCTACTTTACCAAGACATAAATTTGGGAATATAAACTATAACGGATTAGTATTTGACTGGAATAAAGAAAATACTGTTGCGATTAAGAAAATAAAAGAAAAGAAAGTCAAAAAAGAAAAAGAGAAAGAAATTCCTGAAGAGTACAATAAAACTGCAACTGAAGAAATAAATGTCTTCGAAGAAAAGAATACTACTCTGAATGACATAAAATATGACTTATTCTTTGACGAGGACGATATATAAAATGAATTATATTTGGCATTATCATAGCTTGATAGAAACTCGTAGAGATAGAGTAAAAGAATATGGTGTATATTATGAACGTCATCATATTATTATGAAATCTATGGGAGGTGGCGATGAAGATACAAATCTAGTATTTTTGACAGCTAGAGAACATTTTATTGCACATTGGTTACTATGGAGAATATATAGAAATAGAGCATCAGCTTATGCATTTAATGCATTCACAAGTCTATTCACAGGAAAAAACTTTAAACAACGACCATCTAAATATTCTAGCAAAGGATATGCTGAAGCAAGAGAAGCTTATTCATATATTCATCGTGAAAGATTAATAAACAATCTAAATTCTAATAGAAGTAAGGTTGTATTGCAATATGATCTAGATGGAGTTTTTATAAAAGAATGGCCTTCAGCTAAAGAAATACAGAGAACATTAGGTATCGGACATGTAACAGATTGCTGCAGAGGAGAACGAGAATATTCTATGGGATTTATATGGAAGTATAAAAATCCCATTCTGAAGAAAAGTAAACCATATAAGAAAAGAATTAAACCTACATTAAAATCTAACCTATATTCAAATATAGCAATATCAAATATGTCAAATGCAGCTATATCTAAGCGTTGGTATAATGATGGTATGAACACTTATTTTCTTACACCATTTTCATACAAAATAAAAATACAAGAGATGATATTGTATCCAGGGAGAAAAATAAATACTAATAATGTCTAAATTATTTGAAAGCGGATTTTTTGATCGTTTTGGAGTTAAATCACTTGTCAGTGTAGGTGATGGTATCCGAAAGATATCTAGTTTAGGGATGAAGTATGATGATCTAGTCATACGAAATTCAAGAGCTATCGGACCTACTGAAGCTACACTGGGAGAATATGCTCCAAAAGATTTAGCTTATGCATTTGCATTAGCTGATGTTTCACAGAAAAAGTACACAGCTATTTTCGATAAAGATTACCCATCACGAAGAGATTATCTGAGAAAATTTGCTTTAAATGGTGAAATCGATTTCATGATGACCACACTTGCTGATGAAGGTATTGTATATGATGAAACTAACTATTTTGCTTATCCTTCTGTGGCAAACTTAGATATAAGTGAGGAAATAAGAGATGCCATAAGTGATGAATATAAACGAATCTATAATAGACATGGATTTGGAGCTGATATCACAGGTTGGCAATATTTCCGTCAATTTTTAGTAGATGGAGTACTAGCATTTGAAATTGTATTTGATGCAAAAGGTGAAAATGTACTAGGGTTTAAAGAATTAGATGCCGCATTTCTGAAGCCTGATGTCTTACAGGAAAACGGAATAATGAAAAAGGTATGGTACCTTTACCCTGATAGACCTGCTATGACAAGAATGCTATATGATACACAAGTTGTATACATCTCTTATGCTAAAGGCAATTTACCTTCAAGAATATCATACGTTGAAAATCTGGTACGTTCTTTCAATCTTCTAAGAATGATCGAGAATGCAATGGTTATGTGGACTATGATGAATGCTACTTGGAGAGTAAAAATGATTGTTCCAATTGGATCGAAATCTCCTCAGAAAGCAAAAGAAACCTTAGCTGAATTAATGGCGATCTATAAAGAAGACATAATCTTGGATTCTAACGATGGCCAATTAAGAATCAACGGATCACCTTCTGTAGGTCAATTCTACAAGAATTACTTATTCCCTTCTAAGAACGGTGAACAAATAGATATATCCACTATGGGTGGTGATGGTCCAGACTTACAAAATAGTACACTATTGATGTATTGGATGAATAAGCTTAAAGAAGATTCAAAAATTCCTTTTGCTCGTTTCGATAAAGCCAATTCTGGTGGACAAATGTCTGGTTCGGCTGCTACTGGTGTAGACCGTGAAGAAGTACGTTTCGGTAAATTTGTAAGCAGAATTCGTTCAGCATTCCAAGAAATATTGTTGAAACCACTCTGGATTCAAATGTGTCTTAAATATAATCATCTTGAAGATGATGAGCTGTTTAAGTCATCATTAGGATTGCGTTTCGTTAAAGATAACATGTTCGAAGAAATCAGAGAACAAGAGATTATGACTAAGCGTCTAGAATTTATCGGTTCTATGTCACAGCTTCAAAAGGCAGAAGGCAAACCATTCTTCTCTATGAGATTCTTAGTTCAACAATATTTACACATGGATAAGGACGTATTAGCTATGAATGAACGTATGATTAAAGAAGATGAAGAAGAAAATGGTGGTGAAAATACTGCGTCCGCAGGAGGACTAAGTTATACTGCTCCATCAGCTCCAGCTGGAGGAAGTTCATCATCATCTGAACCATCTAGTGATAGCTCAGGTTCTGGATCATCATCTACTCCTGAACCAGCAACTACTCCTGAACCAGAAAGTACTCCTGAACCTGCTGCTGAAGAAACAAAACCTGCAATCTAATGAGAATAAAGAAATACAAAGAATTTAACGAAGACGTTAAATATCCGGGACCTATCGATTTTGCTAAACTTCAACATTATGCGTATGCCATTGCAATTCTTTGCAATGGTGAATACGGTGATGTATATCTTAACGAGAAAGAGAATCATGTATTTGTATGCTTAGGAGATAGTCATCCCTTCGATGAAGAGATGTTAGAAAAAGAATTTATGCCAATAGCTATAAGAGCTGGAGGTTATGAGAATCAAAAACTGATAAAGATAACTATAGAAAATGAATGTGGTCCAGGCGGAGAAGGCTGGATTAAAATAACATAAAATAAACAAGACAATGGGTTATAAAAAAATCAAAACCTTCGATGGTTTTACTATGCTAGCAGAAGGTAGAATTGCAGCATACCAACCAGGTGATAAAGGTACTGCTTCAAAAAGCTTAAGCGTACCGGTAGTAGCATCTTACTTTTTCGATCTTCTTTCTGCTGGTAAACCTTTTACTGCAGTAATAAACAATGAAGGTCCAGAATTTGATACACCAGCAGGCGAACCACCTTTCAATAGACTAGAATCTGAATTAGATGTAGTAGGTATGGAAGAATTTGGCAAAGATAAGAAAGACATTATCAAACCTATCGAAACTGCTGCAGAAGCAAAGAAAGTAGATCCTAATAAAGTTCTTATCGTACTAAGAGACAAAAAGGGTAGAAAATTCAAAATTCAAATCGGTAAAATTGAAGAAGTTGCTGTTGGTAACTCTATTCAAGATAAGATTGAATTGGGAAATAAATATAGAGCTGACGATTTAGGTACGTTCTATCTTTATGACTATGATGGAAAAGATGTAACACTAAAAGTAAAAGATGGTGATACAGAAAAAGATGTCAAAATGCCATATACTGAATGGAAAAATAAAAGAAAACAGACGATGTAATTCGTTTTGCAATATTTTGTTATATTTAACCCTCCTCATAATTCTATTTGGAGGGTTTTTAGCGCTATATGAATCGAGAATCAAAAAATTATTTAAACACGAAATTGACGGAGCTAAGTAAGCAGTATCCTGAAATTTCTATTCGTTATCAGTTTATCGAATATACAGATTGTCATTTAGTTGAAATTTCTCCTGTTTCATTTCATAATGAAGATAAATTATTCAGTATAAGTGAAGCAAAATTAATATTCGAATTTGAAGCAAGATTTTTCCCAGAAACTGTCTTATTTATAACAGAAGACTCTTTAATGTCTATAACAAAACCAGCACTTACATGGAATCAATTCCGACCAGACTCTTATATAAAATAGAAGTTACAATAAATAGTACATACCCGTATATGGTGTATGCGTTAGATTATTTTACTATTTCTGACTATATCTTAGAAGTAGAAAAAGAATTAGCTGCAATATCACATATTGGTGAAGTAATATTCGATCTTTTAACATCCAACGGTGATCATGATAGATACTATACAATGTATTTTGGAGGTCTAAGATTTGACTATAAAACTATTAAGCGTTACACTGGTTACGTGCCGGTTATCGATATCGTTCAATCACTATACGATAATGGATTTAGGTACGACGAAGAAGATAATTTGTGGTATGATGAACATAAGAATCGCGACAAATATTTGTACAGAATCGGCATAAGTAAAAATGGTGTAAAGATAAGAAATTATAGCTTATTTAAGGGTGGATATGACGATAAAATTGGTACATACTCTACATTATTCGCTGTATTGAAACATGTCAAATGATATTTTCTTTGTGCTAGAACATGTGTTATATTTGTCTATAAAAATAATCATAAAATAAAAAAAACAATGAATTTAGACTTCAAAGGAATTTCAATTATTAAAATAGCAGGTATTGGTATAGCTGTTATTTTCACATTCATTTTTGCGAGTGGTTTCATCGGGTTCTCCAATGATGAAGTAGATTTGAACAACCGTTTTAAACAAAAAATGGATGAACGTACCGCATTCTACGACAAAATGTGGAAAACAATCTCTGGTAATGCTCAGGTAACACTGAAAGCAGATTCTTCTTTTAAACATAATGTAGATGCAATCATGGCCGGTCGAAAAGATTCACAAGGACTATTTATGAAATGGGTTCAGGAATCTAATCCGAATGCTAATTTCGACATTATCGGTAAAATGTATCAAAATTTGGCTAACCAAATAGAAGGCCAACGAGACGGATTCTTTATTGAAGAAAAAATAATTCAAGGTATTGTTCTCGAACATAATAACTTATTGCAAAAATTCCCCGGTTCATTTTATAACTTGTTCTTCAGTAGAAAAGCACTAGAATACAAGCCTATTACATCTGATCGTACAGATGAAGTAATGAAAACCGGAAAAGATAATAATGTAAGCGTTTTCTAACAGTAGGAGCAGATATATAATAAAATCAATTAGGTTTTATTATGACTGAAACTGTTATTTCGTAAATCATTGCAGTAATTTAATTGCGTACGCAACTTTTTGCATCAATACATTTTTTCAGTTAAGAGGGTAGGAATTTTTTTCCTACCCTCATTTGTGTTATATTAGTTTAAAATAATCAATTTAAAAAATGTAAATATGTCAATTTGGTTTGCTCTCTTAGTCCCTATAATTGGGATAGTAGTAATGGCCGTATTCTTTAAGAAGGATATGACATGGTGGGAATTAATTCTGCCTCTTGCCGTAAGTGTTATTTTCATCGGAATCTCTAAAGTCGTCACAGAAAAAATTGCTATGACTGACACAGAGTATCATGGTGCTTTAATTGTAAAGGCACAGTATTATGAATATTATGAAACATGGGTACAAAAAACATGTTCTCATACTACTTATTCAGGTTCTGGTAAGCATCGAACATCACATACTGTGTATTATGACTGTTCTTATTGTGATGTACATCAACCAGAATGGAAAGTTGTAAATTCATTAGGAGAATCATTTTCAGTATCATCTGGTTATTACAATCAATTGATAAAGAAATGGCACGGTAAACCACAATTCGTAGAACTTAATAGACACATTAATTATCATAACTCTTGGGGTAGATCATACGGTAAAGATGGCGATATGTATCAATTTGAATGGGATAAAGTAGCACTATCTGCTATATCTTCTACTACAGAGCATTCATATGAAAATCGTGTAAAAGCTGCTCACTCCTCTTTCGATTTTATGGATGTTACAGAACAAGACATTAAAGCCTATAGTCTATACGATTACCCAAAAGTGGACGGTATGTCACAAGAAACTGTACTTGGCCTCGATTCTGTAAAATGGATGACACCAAAAGACAAAGGATTAATGAGACAGTGGAGTACATACATTAATGGATATTACGGAAAAACTAAACATGCGAGAGTATATTTTCTATTCTTTGCAAATAGACCTGAAATAGCTGGAAGATATCAAGAAGCACTTTGGGAAGGTGGAAACGACAATGAATTAGTCATCTGTATCGGTCTAAATACTTCAGGTAATGGAATTAGTTGGGTATATCCTTTCACTTGGTCTCCACAACGTCAAATAATTCCCGATATCCGTCAAGGAATTATGGAATCTGGTAAATTTGATCCAAAACAGATTGCTACAGTTACTATACGATATATCGGCAAAGAATGGAAACGAAGACACTTCGAAGAATTTTCATACATTCGTGTAGAACCACCACTATGGGCAAAAATAATGACTTGGATAGTAACATTGCTTATAACAGGAGGAGTATGTTACTGGTCAATAACAAATGATTATGTTGCAGACGAAAATAGTCCATTGAAAACAAAAGAAAAACGGAGAAATATTCGTTGGTAATAAATACATAGGTGATGATCTTAGTCAATAACACAGAGATCATCACCTATCATCAATATATCTTTATTAATAACTTATTAATATGACATCTGAAGATAAAGCAAAGTATAGACAAGAAGCAAGAGACGATTTGAAAAGTAAATTACTACATCAGATCAACAGTTATATTCCTACAGCACATACACACTATCCTTTATTTATGACTAAAGATGACATTATACACATCTTATCAGAATTAATATCAGAACAAACAACATTATGAGTAGAAAAAATTTTCCAGTTGAACATGAAGGTAAAACTTATTGGATTAGCAGAGCCACTGCTGTAACAGGTTTCATTTTTGCAAAAAAAGATGGTGAAACTTACATTTTAGCAAATAAACGTGGAAGCGGAACACCGAATTTTCAAGGCTATTGGAATGCACCTTGTGGCTATTTAGATTACGATGAAACTTCTCGCCAGGGTTGTGTAAGAGAATTATTCGAAGAAACCGGGATCAGAATCGATCCAGAAATGCTCAAATTCGATTCTTGGAATGAAGATGCATACAATGAGCAGAATATCACATTTAGATACTACTTAGTCTTAAAGTTTGATTATACTCAACCTTTGCCTCATCTGAACCGCCTTGGCTCTGAAGAAAATGAAGTTGAAGATTTAAGATGGATAAATGTCAAATGTCTGCATAATTACGATTGGGCATTCAATCATTATTCTCGCATAAACAATATCTACAATGAAAAGGTGAAACATCCATTCAGATACAAAGTTAAACAAATTTTACAGATCTTGTTTCCTTCATGGTTCTAGGATTCTCTAAAAACATGCAACGTATTGTCATTTACAGAGATGTGAACAAAACGCCTTCATCCCATAATATTGCACATAGTGTATTATGGGATGAAAGTTTCATTGATTGTGACGATATATTCATTTCACGTCTGACTGCGTGTGCAATAGATATTCTACAAACTTTTGATAAAATGATTTTTTACGGCAATGTAGATAATACATGTGCTATATCGATTTTATCATCAAATGAAGATTATGGGTTAGAAATAGATATTGAAACCAAGAACATTACTGCTAAATCTGGCAACTGGGAAACTATACAATTACCGGCGCTGCCCACAAAATATGAGAATTTAGCTTTAGCTTTACAGAAATCATTAATAGTTAAGAATATAAGAAAACTTGTATATCCTATAACACGTGAATCTTTATTGAGCACACTATCTGATGAGAATGAACTAAAGCTTTTACGTAAACGAAAAATATCAACTAAATTTGGATTCTAATGGAAAATACAGAAGGAAGAGTCAAGCATGAATATCTTGAAGCTGAAAATTATTACGAAAATCGTCCCGTAAAGTCAGGGAGAAGTACAAAAACTTGTGAACATTGTGGAAAAAGCATATCAATGGGCACTCCTCACGATGTACATCATTTTTACCCAGAATTTAACTCATATCCTACACATAAAAGCTGTTCAGCTGCATTTATCAACTCATTACTTGCACCTGGAGAAGAAGCTGATGAAGAAGAGTGGGATGAAGATTGGGACAAAAAATAATTAGAACTTTGTATAGGTCTTCATATAATTAATATGATAGACCATAATACTATAATACGACATGCAAAGAAACTTCTCGGCGATAATTTTGAATTTCGAGATGGACAATTTGAAGTTCTAGTAGACATACTAGATACTTTTTTCAAAGGAGAAAAAAATCTTTACTTATTAGATGCACCAACAGGTTCTGGTAAGTCAGTAATAGCAATTCTCTTTTCTAGTTTATTAAATGAGTATAACATGAAAGGTTATATTCTAGCATCAGATCTATCACTATTCGATCAATACTTAAAAGATATTGAACGAATTGATAGATTTGGCTATATCAAGGGTATAGATAATTATACTTGTGCAGTAAATGGCGAAAAATTTTCATTAGGTGACTGTAAATTACAGGGTGTATCTTATGAAGATGCTGAGGAACTACCATGTTTTAATGAATGCGGATATTTAGTAAATAGAAAAAAGGCAATAAAATCATATACAACGTTAATGACATATCCGTATTGGATATTGCAACGTAATTATGTAGATGGTAAAATGCAAGAACAGAATAAAAGTGTACCTTTCCCAATAAGAGATTTTACAATATGTGATGAAGCACATAAAGTTTCTGAGATTGTACAAAATCACTTTAGTCCAAAAATTAACGTAGATTTTGTACAGAAAGCTGAAGATTTTTATGCTTTTCTAAAGAAGACTGGATTTCCAGCACCTTCTAGGCAGCCATCAAGAGTAAAACGTATAATTCAAGCTTTATTAGAAGAGGAAGATAATGGAAAGCTATTTATTGTACTAAAAGACATAGAACTGTTTTTACGTGATTATGCAAGAGCAGCAGAACCTATGAAAAAAGAAGCTGCTTCTAGATTTCCATCTACTAAAGCTATACCAAGAGATTGGCGAGCTGCCTTTGCCCAAGCGGATTTCATATCAGATTCACACTGTAAATTTGAAGACTATAATCACATTATCTCTCAGGTTGGGGTAGATTTTATTGTTAAGAATCCTCAAGAAGGAGGAGCAGTTTTTAATTGTCTAGAAGAATCTTACATGATGAATAGACACTTTCATGAACAAGCTAAGTTCAAGCTTTTAATGACTGCTACTATGGGCGATCCTAAAGATTTCATGAAGACTATAGGAGCAAGTAAAGTTAAATACATGAGAATGGAATCGAAGTTTGATTTCAATAATTCTCCTATCTTTTTCTATCCCGACAAACGTATGAGTATGGCTAAACGTGAAGCTAACTTTGATTGGATGAAGGATAAAGTCAAAGAACTTCTACGATCTCATGAAACCGACAGTGGTATAATTCATAGTGGTTCATATGAAATATCGTCAAAATTATTTAATGCATTAGACTTTCAAGAACAACAGAGAATTATTCTCTATAGTAATTCAAAAGAAAAGGATGACGCATTAAAACGATTCAATGACATACCGAATGCTGTATTAATGGGGCCTTCAATATTAGAAGGCTTAGACTTAATGAATGAGAAATCACGATTCCAAATTTTCTTAAAAGTACCATATCCATCATTAGGAGATAAGTTTGTAAGTGCAAAGCTTAAATATATGCCAGAATGGTACAACTGGAAAACATGTAATGCAATACTTCAAGGAGTAGGTAGAAGTATACGATCAAAAGATGATTGGGCAATAACGTACTTCTTAGACGGATGCCTCTCTGATTTATTCAGAAATAGCAGAAATAATTTTCCACCAGAATTTCAAAAACGTATAAA